GATGAATAATATACACGACCTCCATTAGTAGTTACAAATATACAACCATTTTCTGTAACACAAGTATCATGTAATGGAGTGCTATCTGTAGTAGATACTTCTGACCAATTATTTCCCCCATCAATAGAACGAAATACTTTTCCACTAGCACATGCTGCTATATAATATCCAGTTGATGGTTGTCTTATAACAGAATATATTTGAACAGATAAATCTTGTGCAACAGATAAATCTAAAAAATATGGAGTACCATTTGCTTCAGTAGATATAGCAGTTTCTCCATCAGTAACATTATAACCCGTTACTACAAAATAATAAGGAACTCCAGTAGAATATCCAGAAGGTGGAACCCACTCATATCCACTAGTAATATTTTCCATTTTTGTACCAGTAATCTTTGTTACCCCAGAAGAAGTTCCCCAATATAAATTATAAGATGTAGCTCCTTCTAAAGAATCAAAAGTTATAGTAACTTTTGTATGCCCACTAGTAGCTGTTACTCCTGACGGAGGCACCCATATCCCCAAACGACTACCTGAATCATCACTTTCTATCCCATAGGGAGTAAGATCTACTGCTGCTACAGATTGAGAAGTTTTTAGAGTACTTGTAAATTGTCCACTCTGAAGATATAGTTTTAAATCAGTATATCCTACCCATGGAGTATTTGTACCATCCCAAGAAATATCATGAGGTGCTGTATCTATAGATCCTACAGATTGAGAATCTTTTATAGTACTTGTAAATTGTCCACTAAATAAAACTAATTTATCAACATTAGTACCAGTAAAAGGAGTATCTCCGTCTTCAATGGCACTTATTCCAGTAGGAGTTTTATCCGGTGGATCTGTAGCATTACTTGTTTTTATAGTACTTGTAAATTGTCCACTTGTAAGATAACATTTATCAGCTTCACCTCCTACCCATGGTGTATTTCCATTTGCGTCATAAGAAATACCTTGAGGATTAAGATCTACTGCCCCTATAGCTTGAGAGGTTTTTAAAGTACTTGTAAACTTTCCACTCTGAAGATACAATTTATCAGCTTGACTACCTATCCATGGAATATTTGAAATATCCTTAGATATTCCAACTATCTGAGTATCTACTGCAACTATTGATTGAGAAGTTTTTATAGTACTTGTAAATTGTCCACTTGTAAGATATAATTTACCTGCAGACATCCCACTCCAAAGTGTATCACTCATTATTTATAATTCCTATTCATATTTTGTATAGCTTTTGAAATTTCATTCATACTTAATTCTGAAAAATGATCACATGGATAATCATAATGACAATATATTTCAAATCCATTTTTTCTTGCTTTTTCACAAAACATTAAATCATTTCCCTTATATACTATTCCATCTTGTAACCATTTTCTCATAAAAGGAGCCTGTCTCATTTCTTTTTTCATGAAAACTCTTTTAGAAATTATGAAGCAACCAGTTCCAATTGCATCTACTCGTTGTAATCCTTTTTTTATCATATGTTCTTTATAAGCATCCTCTTTTTCAACATAATCATAACCATTCCAATATATAGGTCTTTCTCCTATTTTATCTGTAAAATGCCATACAGGAGTAGGGAGTCCTATTATATCTCTATTTAACTCTACTAAATCTAAAGGATTAGCTAAGGGTGGATTATCTGCATCTATGTTAAGCCAAAATAAATAATCATTATTTATAAAATCATTTATAATATGATGTAAATTATTTTCATATGGTCTATGACTTGGCCATATTGCTGTAACATCATATCTATTATCTTTTGCTAATTTCCATTGTACCATTGAAATTGTTTTATGTTGATATAAATGAGCAGGATCAAGAGGAAAAGAAATTAGTATTTTCTTTTTCATGTTATTATTTTTCTATTATTTTTTTCTTTTGTTTTATAATTATATTTGTTAGTGTTTTATGATCAGTCCATTTTTTATTTTTATTTTTTATTATTCCAGGAGTAGAATCATTTGGTTCAAGAGCTGCACGTTGCTGCTTAGTTAATGAGAGTCCTAACTCTTGTTTTAATTTAATACTTTCTAAAACAGTATTATCTATAATTTCATCTGCATCTTTTACATGAGCTTTTTCATCATAAAACTTTTCACATTCCAATTCTGTTATTTCAGAACATATATTTGGAAACATTGCTACAGCTTGTTTAACAAATAAATCAGGTAATAACAATACTCCAAATTGCTGACCAACAGGACTATCTGATGTTTCTTCTAAATGACCAGATGTTTTATCATAATGCCATCCCATTCCATCACTATAGATATCAATATAAAAAGACCAATCCATACCAGAATCTTTTATTATTTGTAATTTATTAAAATCTGGATATAAGGCATTTCCATTTGGTTTTAATAAAATTTTAACTTTTAATGGTACTAATTCTCTTGCCATTTTTAAAAATCCTTTCTAGTTATTCATAATCCTCAAAAGTTACTGTTCCTAATTTATGTACTTGAGTATAGGATGCCGATACATCTAATACAGGATTTACTATCACATGTCTTTCTTCATCTGTAGCAGCTGAAATTGCTTCACTAATTTGAGAAAGATATAATGTTTGTCCCGGTCCACCTTCCCTTAAAATCAAATCTTCTAATTCTGTTTCAATAGCTGTTTGAACATCTGATGTATTAGGATAGATTTTTATAGTAAAATCTACAGAATATTCTTCTAAAGCTAATATTGCTAAACCCCCACTTGCTCCCACAGGAATACCTACTGTATCACCTGAAGCAGGATCACTATGACTTTCTAAATATGCTTGAACTTCATCTCTTTTTGTTGAATTAGGATAAATAACTGTATCATTATCACAAACAAAAGCACAACCAACTGTACCATTTCCCATATACTGATCAAAAGCCCATGCTCTAGTAACCCCATCTACTTCTTTCATCCAAGTCACATAATCAAATATAGCTCCGCCATGAGGAGGTAATCGTTTTCTTTGTAATATTCTTTCTCTTATTTCATCAGTAGTTTCTGCATCTTCTCCTCCTGTTATTCCTTCACTATTAACAGTTATAGTTGAGTCTACATTATTTATAGAAGACACAAATGATAAAATAATTCCTCCATCATCATTATATATTTCCCCAACTTCTTGTGCTTCAAAAGTAACAGACCCTGTCCCTCCGGTCAAAGTTACAGCTTCTGTAGTAATATAAATATATCCGTCAGTAGATTGTAATTTAGTACTAACTGGTATAATACATCCAGTATTTCCTGTTGCGGTTCCAGTTCCAGTAGCCTTACTCCCATCATCTGCAGATAATCCATATTCAGTAGCATGAACATTTATATAATTAGAATCGGCACTTGAAATAAATAATTGATCGGCCATATAATATAAATAACCATAACATAAATGAATTGCTCCGGCAATTACTTTACATAATACTTTTAAGGTTGATCGTCTGAAAAGAGAACCTACTCCTGTTATCCGTGTTTCCATATCATTTTTAATTCGATTAACTAATTCCGTAAGCGTAGGTCTGGAAAACGCCATAATACTCCTCCTTAACTATCTTTCTGAACATCCCATTGTATTTCATATCTTAAATGTAATGTTTCCGAATTTAATTTTAATATTTCTATTTCAATACCCATCCAACTATCAGATTTATTATCTATACGTTCAGTTGTAACATTTATACTTGAAGCAACCTTATCCTCTATCATCCATTGTAATGCTTCTATACAATATTCCTTAGCCTTTATTAATGCTTGTTCAGTAGTTTTAGCTCTGCTTAATAAATATAGTCTTGATCCTATTTCATCACCTTCAACTTCAGGACTTACTAAATCTCCCCACCATCCTTGTTTATCTCTAAGATCTTCATCTAACAATTCATCATCATCTCTAGCTCTTCGATCAGTAAATAAACTCATTAATACAGCAGTTTCTAATCCACCATCATGAGTTAAATCTCCATCAACAATTTCAAAGTCACCACCCATCAAATCAGTATCCCATACCATTTTAAAATCATCCGGCATTAGTATCTTCCCTCCAGTCAAACATATCACAACCTATAAGTTGATCCATTAAAATATTAACACCACAATAGAATTTTTTACATACTTTAGGTTTATTTTTATGAATAGAACAAATAGACATGAATTCATCTTTTTCTCTCAAAAATTTACAAACTTTACTAAACATAAAAGTCTTAGTATGCCAGGATATTTTTAATCGTTCATCCCAAGATAATTGTTTACAACAAACTCCACATTGAATACATGTTGGTTTAGATATCATTATAGAAGACATTATATTATCTTCACAGTATTATGAGTGTCTCCATTACTATCAGTGCCAAAACATGTAGCATTTGTAGTAATTTCATCAATTATAGCATTAGCAATTGCTTCAGCCATTTTACTTGCTTCACAAAAAGGATTTGTTATATTAAATCCTTGTGCTGTCATTTCTGTTTCAATTCTTGATTTAAGACTAGCTTTACTTAATGCCATTTTCTAATCCTTTCTAATATCATTATAATAAAATTTAGTATATAGATGTAAATCATTGAAAATATTAATAATTATATCTAAAAAATAAAAAAGTTTTAAAATAAGGATGCTGACAGTCATGAAGTGTAATATAACCCATTTATATATGGAATGTAATTTCATGATCGTCAGCGATCTGTCACATGCTTTAAATTGGATATTATGATTATAGTTGAATGTATATTTTTATCTTTCAAAAAAAATAATAAAAAATGTTTAATTTTAAAAAATTTTTTATTTTGAAGCTTTAACAGTTGTAGAAACATCAGGATGAGGATTTCCAGTATAAGCACATATACATTCTCCAGTAACAACTCCAGTAGTACTAGCTCCTCCACCTATAATAGTAATTGTTGATCCCTTTATTTCTATTTCTTGTCCTGCTTTTAAATGAATTCTATGTGATCCACCACTATCTTCATGGGTATATAAAATTACCTCCCCTTCATTTAAATCAGTAGGTCTAGTTTCTCTATCTTGAACTTTAATAACAACAGCAGATTCTCTATTTCCATTTGGGGATAAACATAAAGCTTCAGATGTTTCAGATACTTTTGGATAAGAATCTAATCCATATTCTTGCATTCTTTCTACATCATTAAGAATATTCCCTGCTCCAGCAGATATTTTTATAATCTGATATTTACCAGAATTAGTTACTGCTAATAATATTGCTCTACCTATTATTAGATATAATTTTTTCCGAATAGGTGTGATTAATCGTTTGAAATCATTTAAATTTATCATATTTTTATTTATCAAATTTTGTTTTTATTTGGGTAATTGGTTGTTCTAACAATTCATAAGTTTCTGGAAATACAGATGTTATTGTGGTAGTTGTACCTGAGGAAAAATCCATCCTAAATGTTAATGCTGATATTAATAAAGTATTTTGTATATTTAAATTAGAATCTCTCACTTTTACTTTAGAATTTAATGACCATATTTTCCCACCATAAAGATCACTTTGTTTCCATCCTTGTACTTTATGTTTATATGTTCTAGATTTTCCTGCTCTTACTCTAGCTTCCCATTCAGCTAACTTAATACATTCTCCTGTATCTGTAGCTTTATCTGAAAAAATGACTAAATGTCTGTTTCTAGTTATAACTTCATCATAAGCTCTTCCAACTGGTTCTATATAATCCCTTATAGCTTTTTTTTCTTTAACAGTTCCTTGACCTATAACAGTATATCCTGAATATCTATCTTTATCATTTATAAGCAAACTACCTTCTAAAATATTATAACCCAAAGCTAAACTATCTTTACAAAAAACATTTCCTCCTGCTCTAGTAAGAGTTAGATTACCATCTCCATAACTACAAGGTAATATAGCTTTATGTAAACATAATTCAGAAATTAAATCCATTACATCATCAATAGGACTTGCATTAAATTTAGGAACTATAGTATAAACATCATTTGAAATTATAGAATCTATTGATAACTCTATTCCATACTCATCAACCAATTGTTCTATAATAGTATATAATGTAGAATTATTCCATTCTGTAGCATCATTTTTATATGAACAATCAACTATATCACATAACTTATCTCTACCACTAATAACAATAGAATGAGAATCAGTTCCATAACTAGGTTCTATATCTTCTATATATCCTCTCATTACTAACTCAGAATCTATTTTAATTTCACATAAATCTCCTGAACTAAATCCCCAAGATTTCATTTTTCCAGGATATTTATCAGATACTACTAAACTAAATGAACCAGCTAAACCTTGAATAGATTTTCTTACTTCTACTTCTTCCCATCCACTATAACTTTTTCCATTTACTGATAATGTAATTTTATTCACTTAATATCTCTATCTTTTTACCTCCTGGTAGAAATCCAGGATGCTGTACCATTGTTTTATTTCGCTGAAATATTTCCTCAGCTCTATCTAAATCCATATATCTATCATAAGCTATTTCTAAAGTAGTTATTCCATCTGGTGGGCATTCATATTCTATTATTACAGCTAAAGAAACCCCTACTTCTTTCATAGCTTTTATGAAATCAGATCTTAATTGTTCCATAGATGAAAACATATCATTATTATCATCTAATATATTATAATTTCTATAAGTATCTGTTGCAGCTTCATCACCTAATTTTGTTAAATGATCATCTATAGCATCTACTATATTATTCATTACCTCTATAACTTCATCATAACTATCATATTCCATTCTAATAGCAATTCTACAAGCCATAATTAATGCTAAATTTCTTGTTAAATTTACCATATATAATCTATTTAAAGATTGTCTAGCAGAATTTTCAGAAGTAATTGATATAGGATCTAATCTTCCACCATATGTACTAGGATCTGATACAGTAGTAGATTCTCCAAATCTATTCATTTCTACTAAAGCATTAGTTGAGGATTTTCCTAAAACAGAAGGTAATTCATCTCCAGGAAGACTTACTGTATCTCCTCTATATTCCCCACTCCAATTTCCTATTATACCTCCTGTAACTGGAATTTCCTCTCCAATTAAATATAAAAAAGAATCTATATTAGATTTTAACATAGTAGCTGTATCATTTGGAGAACTTATAATAGTATTTATATTAACTAAATTAGAAGATAACAATCCTAATGCAGAAGAAATAGTAGAAGATAATCCTCCTTTAGTAGCTAATATTGCTTTTTTTGTCATGGCAATAGCTGATGTAGCATCAGTTATTATAGTTTCTCTAGAATATCCTAAATTTGGAATTCTAAAATTATCTACAAAATTATCACAACATTGATTGACAGCTGTTTCAGCAGATTGATCAACAGCTTCAATATAATCAATATCTGACAAAATAAAACTACTTGATTCAGTCCGTACAAAAGTCATAGAAAATGTAGCTATTCCACCATTATCAAAGGTTTCTCTAATTCTAGCTTTTCCCACCAAAGAAACTTGTTGATTACCTAAAAAAGGATGAACTAAAGTACCAGATCCAGCTTGTCTACATGCTTCTATAAGAGCATCTCTTTCTAGAAAATAATTAAAACTATTTTCAATATTCTGAATAACATATCCAGTAATAGTGAATTCATCTGTATCTTGTCCTAAATCTTCTATAAAAGGGGTATTTCTATTAGGATATTGATGAACTACATTCCGTCTTCCAGTACCTAAATCAGAACTAGATACTTTAAAAGGTATTCCTCTGAAACTAGCATCTTGTAAATTTAATCTCCAACTCATTATGGTATTGCTCCTAAATTTTGACCTACATAACCATCTGTAGCAATTTTAACTTTTGCTTCACCTTTTTTCTTAGCTACTTTTTCTATTGAAACATTTGTTCCAGGATCAGTAGAAACTTTTAAATTTATATCTGTCTGAGATTCTCCCCATCCTCCAGTAGCTCCACCAATCAAATTTTTTCTTGCAATATCAATTCTTTCTCTAGCAGCAGCTCTAATCTTTTTTCTAGCAACGGTCAGATCTTCTTTGGGAATAATTCCGGTATCGGTAACAGTGGATATTGATTTTACTCCTTTAGGTAAGGCCTCTTCTTCACGCCATCGAGGAAGTATTTTTAACAATGATTTTATATAATCTATCATAATTTTTACATTCTCTATTTTATTCTTCCAAAAATCATCAAGAAAAATACCTAAATCTTTCCAATTTGCATATAATGAATATCCTAAAGATATTAAACCTGTTAAAGCCAAAGCTAATGGAGCTACTGCTATTAAAGATGCTCCTATAGCTGCAGCAAAACCAGCCATAGCAATTTTTATAGCCACAAGTCCAGCTAAAAAAGTAGGCCATACAATCATAGCTTGACCTATAATAGCAACGAATGATCCCAAAGCTATTAATAATGGTCCCATTACAGCAGCTATTCCAGCAATTACAATACCAAATGTTAATAATTTTGGATTTGCTTTTGCTATTTGTCTTAACCATAACGTAAATTTAGTTAGAACTTTTGTAATAAAATCTCCTAAACCACTATCAACTATAGCTAATTGAACTGATTCAAATGCTGATGCTAAATTAAAAAATACACCAGGTAACCCTCTCATCTGCATTTCTGCAACTCTAGCAGCAGTACCTTCTTCTTTTAATTTCTCTACAAATTCTTCTATACTTGTAGTTCCTTGAGTTATCAAAACAGCCAATGCTGGACCAGCCCTATCTCCAACCATCTCAGCAATTTCTGCTGCCGTAGCTCCGGCTTCTTCTAATTCTTTTATAGCATGAACTATATCAAAAACACCTCTTGCTCCTTCTTGTTCTGCTTTATCTCCAGAATTTTGTAATTGAACACCTAATTCTTTCATTAAATCAGAAGATTTTTTAGTAGGATTTTGAAGACGTAATAACATACCTCGCATAGCAGTACCGGCCATAGTGCCTTGAATACCTGCATCACCCATTTTAGCAATCAATGCTGCAGTAGTTTCAAAATCTATACCAGCCCCTTTAGCTATTGGACCAGCATATTTAAAAGATTCACCTAACATCTGTAAATCAACATTAGCATTAGTAAAAGCATTTACCAAAACATCATTAATTTTACCTAGATCTTTTGCTTCTTTTCCATAACCTTTCATAATATTCGTAGAAATATTAGCAGCTGTTCCCATATCTAACTGAGCAGAAGCAGCCAATTCTAATACATAAGGCATAGCATCAAATATTTCTTGAACATTTAAACCAGACATACCAAGAAATTTCATAGCCTCAGCTGCTTGAGTAGCACTAAATCTAGTAGTTGCTCCCAATTCTTTAGCTTGATTATTTAACTTTTCAAAATCAGATTCAGTAGCATCTGTAACAGCTCGAACCATATTCATTGCTTCTTGAAAATTTCTAGCCGATCTTAATGCCAATCCTCCAAAGGCAGTTATAGGTAGAGTAAGTTTCATAGACATAGTTTTACCTATATCTTTCATTTTTTTACCTACACCAACAAGAGAAGCTCCAACCTTTTTACTGACCTTAGCAAAATCTCGCATTGACTTTGACATCTTCTTAAGCGGTCGTGATAATTTATCAATCGCATTGAATAAAACACTAATACTAAAATTTGCCATAATTTATTTTTTCCATTTATCTAATAATATAATCCCATCATTCCAAAATTCTAAGTCCCATGTATTCATATTCCATATTTGATCTGGTTGAAAACGATATATATACGTTAACATTATTATTTGTTCTTTCCAATCTACAGGGACTTCGGCAAAAAAGGGGACATTTTCTCCATAATTTCATCCAAATCTCTAAAGTCTATTTGTTCAGCAGATTCTATTGGAATATTTGCTGAAGAGGCTACCATAGGGATGAATGCTTCAGGAGCAAAATTTCCATTTTTATCTATACAACCAACTGGTAGATTTCTTAAATCTTTTAATAATAATCTACCTAATTCTAATTCAACAATTTCTTCTTCTTTTTCTACAGCTTTACCATCAGTAATAATTGTTCTTTTAATAGTAATGGGATATTGTAATATTGCTTTTATTTTTTTATTTATATTATCCATTTTTTACTTTCTTAAAAATCGGGATGGGTGGATTTGCACCACCGACATCTGGTTCCCAAAACCAGGACTCTCCTACTGAGCTACACCCCGTATTATTTTTATAGATAGCTAACAATAATATTAGCTATCTATATTTAAAATTTATTGTTTTGTTTCTACCCAATAAGGACCTTCAAAAACTACTGTTACTTCACCTTCACCTCCAGTTAATGAAAAGTTTCTCAAACAAGTAGCACCATCCATTGTATATGATTTCCCACTCCCACCAGCACTTCTAAATATAATTGTTCCATCTCCATCTATTCTAGCAAGGGTATCTAACATAATATCATCCCTATCAGTTATAGTTACTTCACATTTAGCAACAATGGGTTTTTCAGTATATCCATGTATTCCAGTATCTCCTATAACAGCTTCTTTCTCAAAATTAGGCTCTCCAGATAAACCGATACCACTAGCCACTGCACCAGCTTTATTCAATAAGGTTAAACCATTAGCAATAATTTGAATTCTTCCTGTAATCTTCGCCATTTATTATTCCTCCTTTCCTTATAAAATAAACTGAATTAAAGAAGCTAATACTCTAAATTGATTAATCAAATCAGGTGGTAATAACACATTAACTCTATTTCTATCAGTAAGATCTCTTTCAACTACAAGATTATCAATAAAATCATCTAAATTTTCTATTAAACCTTTATCTCGTAATTGAGTAAACAAAGCTATAATTTCTTGTTTTATCATACTAGGAGTAGCAACATAGGTTCCGGGTTGTACAGGAAATGTATCATCCGCAAGTTTAAATCTAGGAATTAAAAATCTATTAGACATTCTAGCGATATATTGATCTCTAATTTCACCTAATGTGGCTAAAGTATTTACGTCTAAATAACTAGGATCAGTAATACTTAATGCATTAGTTTGATAAGTAGTTATCAATCTTTCTATCATACACTTTCCACCATCACTAACTTTAAAAGTAGATATTCCATCATATAATAAAACATCTCTTTCAGCTCTAGTAAATCTATTTTCTACAGGTGGAGGTATAATTCCTTTTAACTCTATAAAATGTAATGGTCTTGCAGGATCACTGTTTAAATATTTTGCAGCTTTTGCTCCAATAGTGGCAGCCCATTCTTCTGGAGCATTTGGACTATCATACATTCCCATAATAGTATTGTGAGGTGAATTTCTACTATTTCCTAATGTAGTACAAGAAGCATTTGTTCCTCGAACACATGTATATCCATGACCTTGCATATCAATAAGAGGACCAAATCTATCAGCTAATTCATCTTCTAATTCAGTCAAATTAGCTGAATCTATATAAGGCTGAATTATATAATTAAATCTTTCATCATCTATTACTGCCCATACATCTCCTAAATCTGTAGTTCCAGCACCATTATCAAAACCAGTTATCTCAACAGAATCTCCGCCAGAAAAAGCAGGAGGCATTGATTGCCATGCATAGTAATTATCTCTTACATCAAGATAATTTCCTTGAGTACCACTACATACAGCCATAAGACAAACAGCAGAAGTAGCATTAGTACTAGCTGTACAAGGTAAAGTAGACTTAGCATTTACTGCATCTACTATAGCACTATTTACGTCAGTAGTACTCCATGCAGATGTTAATGCCACATCAACTCCTACACCATTTATTAATAAATAATATGTCCCCCCACCAGCACAAGAAAAATCATTTGCTGATAAAGCAACAGATGTTTGTAATTGAGCAGAAGCAGTTACAGTTCCACCACTAACTGCCATAGCATATAATTCTGTATTAGGATTGTTGTCTTTAAAAAAAGCACACATTCTAGCTAATTCAGAACCATTTCCAAAATATCCTTCAGCCATATTATCTTGAGAAATAGCATGAAGTGTCCAAAAATCTTTAGTCATTTCAGATTCTATAGCATTTCCTAAAATTAAAACTTTATGAGGATTTTGAACTAATCCTTTTAATGCTCTAGAATTGTCTATCTCTGCATGTACACCAGGAGTACGAATTGTATTTGGTATGTTTGCTATATTAATTGCCATAATTATTTCCTCCTTTTACTTTTTTTCTCTTTCTCTACTTTCTCTACTTTAGGTATCGCAAGAGGAGCTTCTCCTAAAGATATATCACCACATATTAATCTTCTTCTCCAATAACGACCTTCAGGACCAGTCCAAGGTTTATAACAACCTATTATAGGAAGAGGAGTTTTTGTTCTAGGATCTCTAACCAAAAGATCTCTTCTTGGTATAACCCATTTATTATATCCATTTGACATTTAATTCTCCTTATATTATTTTATTATCCAGTATAAACATCAAAAATTACATTAAAAGCCTTATCAAATGCTCCTCCATTAGGATCTATAGTAAGGTCTATACTACTTTCCATAGACGGAGTAAATCCGGTAACAGGTAAATATTCTTTGATTGGTATCTCTACATTTGGAGATAAAACCCATTGATTATATAAAGTATCAAAACTATCTGTACTTCCCATTGAAATTCCATCATCATTATCAATTCTAATTTTATAGTTAAATTTAAATTGATACCATAAATAAGCAGGATTAATATCTAATAATTTTCCATTACCGTAAGAAATTGGATCTTCATAACCAGTAGGCAACCATCCTAATATAGCTTTCCATATTTCTGCTCTAATAGAATGTAATCTGTCATAAGCAATTAATCCTAATTTATTACTTGCAGATATATCATTTTTTAAAGCAACAACTACTCCGAAACTCTCTGTAATTTTTTGATCTATTCCCATATCTAATTTATTATCAGTTGCATTATCTGCTAAAGGAATAACAAATGCCATTTCACGAGTCAATGTAGAACTCAAAGCCAAAGCAAGTTGAGCAGCACCACCAATCAAATCACCAAAAGAAGTATCAGCATTTCTTAATTTTAAAACAATTTGTCCTATTAACATATATTTTAATTCCTTAAATTCTCAATTTCTGGTATATAATAATCTTAACTTCATTTGAAAATGATGATTCTCTTCCCAAATTATCAACAGAAGATACTACATAATAATAATATTTCCCATAATCTAATCCATAATCTATATAAAATTCATAATCTATTGTCATTCTCTGACATATAAGATTATATGGACCTTCTGGAAAAAAACTTCTATAAATATTGTAATATTGTACTCCAGGAACATGAGTCCAAATTAAATAAATACTATCATCTATTTCTCCTACTATATATAAATCAAATATAGTTTGATCTTGAGCTTTAATTTGAACAAATGAAAATAACATAAATAAAATTATTATTATCTTTAAAAATTTTTTCATATTATTTCCTTTTATTTAATTGATTTTCTTATCGCATTCATTACTTTATTTTCTATAGTAGGTGTTAATTTTGTTAAAGCTGGCTGCATATATGGTCTAGGTAATAGATTAACAGTTGTTTCACTACTCCACCAGTCAACTCCTTCTTCTAAAAATTTAGGGTAATCAGGATCTTTTATAGTCGAACCTATTTCAACTGTTCCTTGAAGACTATTTATATCTATTTCAAAACTATTAGCTAAATCACCAGAATCTTTTCTAGGAGGATATCCAGGAGCAGAAGCAATATGAGTTTTTCCTCCACGTTTATAAGGAAATCCAATAGCGGGAGAATTACCCATAGAATCAATCATTTCATTTCTCAAATCACTAGCAGATTCAACTAAAGCAGCTATTACATTATCATTTACTTTCTCAGGAATATTATCAAATTTAACTAAAATTCTTTTGAAATCAGGTATTGTAACTTTCATTGACATAGTAGTATATGATCCCTTCCCTTACTCAGAAAAACCAGTTCCATGTTCTTCCATTTCTGTAACAGATACTAAATAATAGTTATCATCTTCTTTATAATTTATAACATCTTTTATTTTAAATAATCTACCTTTACTACTAGAATATCTCTTCATAAAAATAAAACAATTAGACTTTAATAAATTCAAATCAGACATACTATCAAATGCTATAGAATAAGCTTTGGTATACTCTTTTCCTATACTAGTAAGTCCAACTCTCCTAATCTTAAATATATGGGTAATAATATCATTAACTTGCACATTTCTTATATATTTATTTCCAGAACTTTTATAAGAAACAGTTTCAATTCCTGCCCATACAGAAACTAAAGTAGTATAAGATCTATCAAATCCACCACTAGAATTACTTGATTGTATAGCACGTTTAATATCAATTCGCCGATTTAAATCTTTTACTATCCATGTCATATTCTAATTATCCTATAAAATCTTTCTAATAAAGAAATCACATCACTTGGTGGTTTCTCTGTTAACATTCTAGTTTCATAATAAATAGCACACCATAATTTCATTGAATCTTTAATAATTTGAGGTACATCAGATGGATACCCATATCCTGCAAGATATACTATTCTATATCCACCATGATATCTATCAGAATTATAAGGAGCAGTAACTCCATTTTTTAATACTAACTCTCCAGGTTCAATATCCGTATGAACATAATAATTATCACTATCATATACAGTTTCAACATCATCTTCATCTATTGTAGACACACTAGTAATAGATATTAAAGGAGGCATTGGTAATTCAATTACAGTTCCTGGCCAGAAATCCATTTGCAAAGTTATAGTTTGAGATATCAAAGCTCTTTTTAAATACGATTCCATTGCCTCCCTAATAGTTCTTATGAAACCTTCTAATAAAACATCATCTTCAGTTCCATCTATTCTAGCAAATGATTTAAGCTCATCCAAAGTAATAGGTTCGATAATAGGAGGAGTTGTTACTTTCCATTTTCTATTACCATGTTTATCCAATGGTTTACTTATTATCATTTTTTATTACCTTTCTTTTTCTTTTTTATTAAATCAAAACGCTTTCTTTGAGATTTACTAATAAATTCTTCAGCATTAGCTCTTTCTTTATTAACATACTCATTTTTATTATTAGGAATTTTATTATTATTAGGAATTTTATTCATTGCTTTATTTTCAGGAACTTTATCTTGTGAATTATCTACAAATACATCCTTAATAGGTATTAATTTTGCAACTTTTAAAATATTAACAAATACATTTGCTAAATCATCAGGTATTATATATTTTCTTCCTTTAATAAATTCTTTAACATCAATTCCATTAATACTTCCTTTTTCTGTTTCTATCATTTCAATAAGAGGCATATTAAAATCCTTTCTTATTATACTTCAGTATGCTCTGTATAATTAGCTTCTACAACTCCCCATGATTCTGCACCTATACATACTAATTTTGCATAGCCTACAGCAGACAATTCAAAAGATGAAATCTGAACTGATCCTTGATTATACATCAAAGTACTAGTAGAAATCAATACAGATAAATTACCATCTCCTACTAATAAATCACCATTCAGCCATAAAACACAACCACTATCTGGCATTGGTAATGTAACAGAACCTAAACTCATTGTAGTATCTCCACTCCACATATGATGTCCATAATTACAGGCTAATTGACTTACATTAAAAAATGAAACAGCTCCTGATCGATAATAATCAGTAAATGTAGTTAAACTTCTCATTAAATTCCTCATATAATCCGCAGTAAAATCTTGATCAAAAAACTGAAATTCAGATCCTGTTTCCATATTTAGTTTTCCACCCGCAGCTATAACATATTCATCTCCACCTCGTTTATGATATGTCTTAGGTTGGTATTTAGTATCTGCCATAATTATTTTCCTCCTTCTCTATATTTTAAGAGTGAGAATTATTAGTTCCCACTCTATTATTCAATTACTCTTATGCATATTCAGTTACAGGCCAATTAGCTGGGCGACCTAATACAGCCACAGCACCAACATAAGTAGAACCACAATCAACAGTTCCTGCAGATTCAGCTACTAATCGAACATATCGTTTACTTCCTTTATATCCAAATTGCCATACTTGACTTTCAAAATCAGCTACACTTGTCCCACTAATAGATACAGCAAGAATAATACCACTTGTTAAAGCAGCACCAGAACTACAATCTAAACAGCTAGGAATAGCTAAAAGATCATCCATTGATATATCAGCATAAGCTGAAGGTCCAAGACCTAAAACACTAGCATCTGTATGCTGCATTCTAATATATAAAACAGAAGTAGCAGTTGCTCTACCACTAACATCCACATCACCTGTTTCTACACAAAATGTAACTGTTTCATATCCCTGAGTATCAATACATGGTCCATTAATCACTCCAGCCACAGGCATTGTGCCTTGATCATAAATTCCAGGTGGTAATGCTTGATAATATTTAAAATTACTAAAATCTTCTCTTACAGCCATTATATATTTCCTCCATATTATTATTCTTTATAAATGGACTGACAAAATTATCAGTCCATTATTTTATTCTATTAATCAGACTTATATAGCTATTTTTCCAATTTTGATTGCTTCAAAATTAACAACATCTCCACCAACTCTTTTCCTTGTATAGAATTGAATAAAAGGAGTCACTGTATAAGGATCTCTTAGCATTGTTATACCAAGACGATCAACTATCATATAAGCTTCTTTCCAATATGCTATAGCTACCGATAAAGCACCAGCAGCCACTGCTGGCATAGTAGTACTCATTTTTACAGAAAGACCTAAAATAGTAGCTTGACTATCTTTATCAAAACCAGGTTTCCAAATATAATTACCAGTACCATCTTTTAAATACATAGCATCAGCAACAGTACCTCTAGCCATTAACCATGTACCTCTATTTAGATATTGTTCTAACAAAGAATATTTTACTTTGATAAAACCATCAGCAGTCAAAGCAGCTGCAGCACCCATATTTACTTGCTCAATCTGACCATAATCAGTACCATTAGCATAAGACAAAAAGCCACGAGGCTTTCCAATACCATCACCAGTAACAAATGCAGCAGCTTCACCACGAGCAAAACGACTAGCAACTTTATCAGCCAACCAATTCTGAATATTAATTCCAGAATCCTCTAATAAAGTTTGAGTAGCTCTTGGTTTTGCATACATTACATGTACAGGTATTCTCTTTTTCTTTAAAGTAGGAGTATCTGTCTCAGCACCAGCTTCAGTCTCAGACTCCCAACCCCAACCAGCTTGACCCCAATCAACCATCCACTCAATTGCTTGAGTTGTAATAGTCTCAATTGCTGCCAATTGTCTAACAGGATCAGACTCATATTGTTTAGTTATAATTCTAGAGGACATTGCAGGTGTTACTGTATATCCACCATCAGGATCAACTCCAACTGACAATGATTTAAATTGCTCAGGCATCAAATTCCTTTGATCACCCTTCATCCTAAGAAAAGACTCAAAAGATTTCTTATACTCAGCATACTCTTCTAAATTAGGACTAATATTAGACATATCTTTAAAAGAAACACCAGATTTTGTACTACATACTTTAGCAGCCTTATAAAAATCTAAAGCTTCTTTTTCTAATTTAATATCTTGCTCTGTCATATTATTAGGTAATCTTTGTAAAGATGTTTCAATACTATCAGCTCTTTTAGTCCATTCTTCATCTAAAGCTGTCTGTCTTGTAACAATATCTTCTGATAATTTAGTAACTTGCTCTTTAATATCAGAAGCCATCTTCTCACCATAATTATCCACAACAGATTTTAATTGCTCATGAGTTTTTCGCAACTCATCATAATTTGCTTTGCTGTTATCTCCTAATGATTTAATTTCAGCCACAACAGCAGAAACAACATCAGGCTCAGTTGTAGGAACCTCTTGTCCATTTATATTAACAGTTTTTAAATCAGGCATTCTATATCCTCCTTTTTAAGAACACAATGTGTGAACTTTCATTTCAGTATTAACTTTGCGTAATTTAGAAAGTATTTCATTATAATCTTTAGTCGATTTTTGTTTTAATTCTAAAGCTTCTTTTAATTCAGAATCATCCTCATGTTTTTCACCAGGATAATTATCTTTCTTTTCAGTTTTATTAGAATCATCTTTTTTGCTTTCTAAATTGACATTCTCTTCTTCTTTCTCCTCTGACTCCCTCAAAGAAGGTTTACTTAATTTAACCACATACTGTGCATCAGCTTTTGAAAGTCCTGACTCCCTCAGAGCATTCTCTAACTCACGTTCAGTTTTAGCTTTGTCAATTGCCTTTACTTTTGTAATATTGGCATTAACTTTCGCAGGAAATGTCACCGGACTAATCTCCCACAATTCTACATTCTTTAATAATCTAACCATATTAGCTTCGTCTTTCCATTCAAAAGAATCTAACAAAACTTTACCTTTAGAATCTTTCATAAAATCCCATCCAATAGAAAGACCTTTTACTGCTCCTTGTCTCATAAGACTATGAATTTCTTTAGCTCGTTGAACATCAAGATTTAATTGTCCTATGACTTTTAAACCCTTTTCATCTTGTACTATTGATTTCCAAATTCCTATTGGTTGCCTTACATCATGATACCATAACATAGCTATACCATTTTTATTACGACCACCCTTTTTTATAGTTTCTCCAAAAGCACCAGCAGCAATAATATCACCATAACTATCCGGTCTTCCACCAAATACAGAAGCATAACCTTCAAATGTACCATCCTCTTGAATGGAATCAGCTTTTATATCGAATGGAATATCAATATATTTAGTTTCATAATTCTCTATTTCTGGCATAAACTCTACCTCCCTTTATAATTCCTTCTCATATCTTATTCCATGATCCCCAGGATATGGTTTTTGATGATCATGTCTATTTAATAATATATCTTGTGGTATTTCTAATGGAAAAGCTTTACATCCTTTTCCTTTTAATTTATGTTTACAATCTATACATTGAGATATTAATAACTCTCCTGGTTTAGAAACAAATTTATTTGATTTCTTTTCTATTATTTCTATATCATCATCTTCATCTATTTGCCATTTATTTTCTAAAGTTATTGTTTTCATAATTCTTTAACCACTAATTTTAGTAATTTATTTTCATTATCTAATTCTCTAGATAATATTTTAAATTGAGCATCAGATGGTATTAATACCTCATTTTCCGATAAATGCCTAGATAAAAATTTAATTGATGCTCCCTTTTTTGTACCTTCTTTTATAATCACTTTAACACCTTTTTCTGATCCAATAAAATCTTTTACAATAATTTCACTACTAGTTGTTGATGATGTGCCTCCAAAATCTATAATATCCCCAATCTTTGTATTTATAAATTTATCATAGCCCCGAGACCTTAAACCTCTATACAAAATATCACCATCAAATTTAGGTGCTACTTTCAACCATTCTTTTATACTTCCACTCATTTCCTTAAATTTATTATAATGTGATTCATTATAATTTTGTTTTACAAAATGCTCTATAAACTCTTTAGCATTATGATTTTCAACATATCTTATTCCAGAATAATAATCTGATGAATATGCCTGTAGATATTGAGTCATCTTCTTTATTTCATCTTCAGTCTTTTTTATACCAACATTATCAAAATCCTTCTTTATTAACATTTTTTTATCTGATATATCATCTAATATCAAATGTCCTCTAGTTTTTATCTTTTTAATCTTCTTAATGATTTTAGGTTTTACTTTTATTATAGGTTTAGATTTAATAACTTCACAATCTAGTAGGGTATATTCCCCTTTTAATTCCCCAGAAGCCTTAACAACTCTAACTTTATTTATCTTATATTTAGTAGCAGCATCTAATAAAAATTCATTTTCATCATGCTTTTTTCCAGGATTAATACCATCAAGAAAAAATCCTTTTGATTTTTTAGGGACTTTCAATCGCATGACAACATCAGCCTTTGTCATAACATCCCTATTAGCAGAATACTTCAAAAAATCATCAGCATTTTTCTTCAATAAAGTAGTAGACATAAAAGCTTTATCTTGTAAAACTGTACCGGTAGCTTTATCCCAATTATGAGTAAAATCTTTAACAGCTCTATAAACTATCATATTTTCTTTTATCAATCCTGATTTATTACTAGCCGAATTTATATTTTTAATAGCATTTTGAATTTCAGAAACAGTTAAATCACCAATTTCACTTTTATAATGTTCAGAATCTCTAAGATATTTATTTATTTCCTCATATCTAGAACGTTTATAATCTTTTAAAGATTTTATTTCATCTTTCGTTAATTTATTCACCCATCTTTTAGAATCTACTTTTTCCCATTCTGCTATATCATCAGCATTTTTAAACTCTTTAAAAGATTCTCTTGTTATTGCTGAAACAATAGGTTTAGTTACTGGAATAACAGTTTTCTTAGCAGCATGATATAGTAAAATACACCTGCAAAAGATAATGTTACCCGGACTACCATCAGGATCACCGGGATAACTTAATGCTTCACCTGTCCTAATAAATTTTCCATCCTGACTGGTTATTTCCCCATTAGCTAATACATGACTAAAAGTATCACCAATCTTTAATCCTCTAGTTCTTCTAGTAGTAGTTCGCCTAGTTCTTTGATCAATAATAGCTCGCCATTCTCTTTCAAATTCAACTTTAGTATAATCAAAAGCTTCATCCATTGATTTAACAGATGCTGTATGAATTTCTGTTCTAGCAATTTTATAAGCACGTTGTTTATTTATTAAAGGAGAAATATTACGCATATCCTTAGCAATCATACCATAGGACTTGCCATCAGCTCTTCCTTTTTCTAATATTAAACGTATATTTTCTCTAGTAATATCATTAATATCGACTATTTTTTTAGCAGCTGTTTTTTTAGCCCATACACCATATGTACCCCAATAGTCTTCTTTCATTCCACGAGTCAATGGAACTTCAGCATAAGTTTTTCCAAATTCTTTTTCAAAAGCATCAAAAGCTTCATCTCCAAAAATAACACCAGTTCTTTTATATAAATTTAGTAATCCTTTATTTAATCTATCTTTATTATTTAATATAACACTATCAAAATTAGTAATACCAAATTCTAATAATCTAGCAGCATCTAAAAAGCATCTTCCTAATATAGGAGCTATTAATCTTATACCATAATATTCTAATTGCATAGTAGATAGAATGTATTCTCTATGATATCTTGATTTAGCCTTTTCAGTATTCAGATTAATCATAACTTAATATTTACTTTTGGTTCCTTTTCTTTAAAACATTTATAGCATGGTATATAAAATTTAACCTTCAATGGAACTTTTTTTTCTCCCTTTTTATGATCTTGAGGAAGCATCTCATCAATATACCCTGTATAACCTCTACCATAACATTGTTTACAATTTTTATTAGCTTTTTCTATTAATACTTCCAATAATTCATCTTCTCGATAAGTTTCTTTAAAACCTTGTAAAGCTGCTAACATAATAACTCTCCTTGAATTGTTAATAAAAACTTCTAAAATAAAGACACTGACAGTCATGAAGTGTAATATAACCCATTTATATATGGAATGTAATTTCATATCCGTCAGCGATCTGTCACATGCTTTAAATTAGGTGTTATTATTTCTTTGCTGCCTCAAATTTACCACCTCGATTTTTACAATGATTTTTTGCTGAAGATTCTGTCCATATAGATTTTTTATATCTTAAAGAAGATACTTCAGATTTTCCTCCCTTTATACCAAATATATAATCAATACATTTTCCTGCTGATTTTCTAAAACAATTTATTCTATTAAAAGAACTAAATTTTCCAGGATCTTGTAAACGACAACTATGTTCATTAGGAAATGGTTTTAAAAAATAACTTTTTAATTGAGTATTTAATTCTTGTAATGCTTTATGAATACTTCTAAATATGTAATTCATAATTTATCTTTCTTTCTCATCTAAAACTACTGCTTCTATTTTTAAAGCTTCTTCAGTAGTTATATCTTTTAATAAAGCTATTATTTCCTCTTTTCTATAACCTAATTGTAATAGATGTTTTTCTGCCTTTTTTTCTTCTTCAGTTTTCTTCTCTTCTTTTATTTCTGGAGTAGTTCCCAATGGAATTAGATTAGCAGGGGTTAATATAATATCTCCTTCTACTCCTACAGGATCTTTTCCAACCATTTCTCTTTTTTCATTAATAGTTAAAAAATTAGATTTATTTGCTCGATCCCATAATTTGTCTCGTTTAGGAGCTAGGGCAGGAATATCTTCCATATTATAATTTAAAGATCTTTTACTGCCTTTTTCATATAACCAATTATTTAATTCACCTCTAATATAATTTGAATACCAACTAACTGAATTCTCATAAAAATGTAATCTAGCTTCTTGGTAATTAGCATATTTATTATCTCCTGGGATACCAATTAACTGAGGTGGAACTTTATAACCATTACAAATCTTTCTTGCTAATTCTCTTCCACCCTCAATATAATCTAAATCCATAGGAGTCCATCCGTAAGGTTTAACTTCTATTCCTGATTCACTTTCCAGTATTAAACTATCTCCTGCTCCACTAGAACCAGATTTTGCTCTTATTTGTTTTTCTAATCTATCAAAAGCTTTATCATCAAGAGTTCCATTTACAGTAATAATCATTCCTGGACGACCTTCATTTTCTAATATTTTCTTATTCCATTCAGTCATCTCATTACTAGTATCAATTTCTCTTGCTATTGGTTCTGTTACAGAAGCTCCCCACCAATCATCTATTGGATTAAATGATTTTAATTGTAATACATCACATTGTCTAGTAATAGGATCAATATACCAAATTTGTTTTTTGGAATCTACTGAATATTCATATCCAGCTAAAAATCCATTACTTTTTAATATTTTCATTCTATCAGGTCTCAATATCCATAATTCACTTGGAATTCCTTTATTTGGACCAGTCATTGGAGAAATTCTTCTAGGAAAAACATTTCCTGACATTATTAAAAATGCTGATAATTTCATTAACCAGAAAGACCAAGACTCTTCAGGATTTGGTCTTTTAATAGTTTCAGCCATCATACTATCAGTAATTTGTTTTTTCTTTCCACTCTTAGTTTCTTCAAATTCTCCCCAAGGAATTGAAGCTATACTAGTAGACAATTCATCTATACATCTATAAGCTATAACATTTTTAAGATAAGTTTCTCTAGCAAAGTTTTCATAATCATTTGGAGTCCAAGATGCATCATTATATCCTGAAGAAATAGAAAGTTTACTTGTTGTTTCTTTTTTTGCATTAAATTTATTCAATAACCATTTTAACATTTTCATATGTTACCTCCACAACTCATAAACTTTGAAAAATACAGTATCTCCATAACCTGACCAATCTGCAAATCTAAGATATGGCTGTAAAACATATGTACCAGCAACATCAAAATCATCTGTAGCTACTATATACCGTAAATAATTATCATTATATATAGTTGGTGTCCAAGTTGTAGTTGAACCATCCCCTTTTATAACTTTAAAAGTATAGATTGTTGCATCTGAGATATCAGTTGCCATATCAACTTCAATAATTGTTCCAATATCTCCAACATAAGGTCTTGCAAGATAATTAGAAGTATTTTCAGTTTTCTCTCCATTCAATGAAGACAACAATCTTATAATTTCTTTATTCAAAAACAATGAACCAGAGCTAGAACTACTACTAAGACTGCTAGAACTAGAACTACTGGAACTGAAACTAGAACTTGAAGAGGAACTTGAACTGAAACTAGAACTACTGGAACTAGAACTGCTAAAACTACTACTGGAACTGCTAGAGGAGCTAGAACTAGAACTAGAGCTGGAAGAGCTGGAAGAACTAGAACTAGAACTAGAACTAGAACTACTGAAACTAGAACTACTCGAAGAACTAGAACTAGAACTACTGGAACTAGAACTAGAACTACTGGAACTAAAACTAGAAGAACTACTTGAACTTGAAGAAGAACTAAAACTAGAACTTGAAGAAGAACTTGAACTAAAACTAGAACTACTACTTGAACTTGAAGAAGAACTAAAACTAGAACTTGAAGAAGAACTTGAACTAAAACTAGAACTACTACTTGAACTACTACTAAAACTAGAACTTGAAGAAGAACTTGAACTAAAACTAGAACTACTACTTGAACTACTAGAACTAAAACTAGAACTTGAAGAAGAACTTGAACTAAAACTAGAACTACTACTACTAGAAGAACTGAAACTAGAACTTGAAGAAGAACTTGAACTGTTAGAACTGCTTGAAGAAGAACTACTACTAAAACTACTCGAAGAACTTGAACTAAAACTTGAACTACTACTTGAACTACTACTACTAAAACTAGAACTTGAAGAAGAACTAAAACTAGAAGAACTAGAAGAACTAAAACTAGAACTAGAAGAAGAACTAAAACTACTTGAACTACTACTACTTGAACTTTGACTAGAACTAGAAGAACTAGAGCTAAAACTACTAGAACTAGAACTACTAAAGCTTGAACTTGAAGAAGAACTACTACTAAAACTACTCGAAGAACTTGAACTAGAGCTAAAACTACTAGAACTTGAAGAACTAGAAGAACTACTAGAACTTTGACTAGAAGAACTAAAACTAGAAGAACTACTAGAACTGAAACTTGAACTACTACTACTAGAAGAACTAAAACTTGAACTACTAGAAGAACTAAAACTACTACTACTAGAAGAACTAAAACTTGAACTACTAGAAGAACTAAAACTTGAACTACTAGAAGAACTAAAACTAGAAGAACTAGAGCTAAAACTACTAGAACTGGAACTAAAACTTGAACTACTACTACTAGAAGAACTGAAACTTGAACTTGAAGAAGAACTAGAACTAAAACTACTAGAACTAAAACTTGAACTAGAAGAACTACTAGAACTAAAACTAGAACTAGAAGAAGAACTAAAACTACTTGAACTACTACTACTTGAACTTTGACTAGAACTAGAAGAACTACTACTGAAACTTGAAGAACTCGAAGAACTTGAACTAAAACTTGAACTACTTGAAGAACTCGAACTGAAACTAGAAGAACTAGAACTAAAACTACTACTACTAGAAGAACTGGAACTGAAACTTGAACTACTACTACTAGAAGAACTAAAACTAGAACTAGAAGAAGAACTAGAACTAAAACTACTAGAACTTGAAGAACTACTACTGAAACTCGAAGAACTACTACTACTTGAACTAAAACTCAAACTAGAACTACTACTTGAACTAAAACTCAAACTAGAACTACTACTTGAACTAAAGCTAGAAGAACTTGAAGAACTCGAACTAAAGCTACTAGAACTAAAACTTGAACTACTAGAAGAACTTGAACTAAAGCTACTTGAACTAAAAGAACTAGAGCTAAAACTTGAAGAACTAGAAGAACTACTGCTAAAACTACTCGAAGAACTAAAACTAGAACTTGAACTACTTGAAGAACTACTACTGAAACTAGAAGAACTTGAACTACTAGAACTAAAGCTACTAGAACTAGAAGAACTAAAGCTAGAAGAACTAAAACTACTGGAACTTGAAGAACTTGAACTGAAACTCGAAGAACTACTAGAACTTGAACTAAAACTTGAAGAACTACTAGAACTTGAACTAAAACTAGAACTACTAGAAGAACTTGAACTAAAACTAGAACTGCTAGAAGAACTAAAGCTAGAACTGCTAAAACTAGAACTACTAGAACTTGAAGAACTAAAACTAGAACTACTTGAAGAACTTGAACTAAAGCTAGAACTACTGCTAGAACTAAAGCTACTAGAACTAGAAGAACTAAAACTTGAAGAACTACTACTACTAGAACTGAAACTAGAACTACTTGAAGAACTTGAACTAAAGCTACTAGAACTAAAGCTACTAGAACTAGAAGAACTAGAGCTAAAACTACTAGAACTTGAAGAACTAGAACTAAAACTACTAGAACTAAAACTACTGGAACTAAAACTTGAACTTGAACTACTACTTGAACTAAAACTACTGGAACTTGAAGAACTTGAACTGAAACTCGAAGAACTACTACTACTTGAACTAAAACTCAAACTAGAACTACTTGAACTAAAACTACTAGAACTTGAAGAACTAGAACTAAAACTACTGGAACTGAAACTACTGGAACTAGAAGAACTTGAACTGAAACTACTAGAACTTGAAGAACTAGAACTAAAACTACTAGAACTAAAACTACTGGAACTTGAACTACTGGAACTTGAACTACTGGAACTTGAACTACTAGAACTACTACTTGAACTAAAACTTGAACTACTTGAAGAACTCGAACTAAAACTAGAAGAACTAGAAGAACTAGAACTGAAACTTGAACTACTACTACTTGAACTAAAACTAGAACTACTACTAGTACTTGAAC